ATGAGCATGCGCCAGCACAGCGAGAAAACCATTAAGGCTCTTGTCCACAGGCTTGAGGACTCTTTCGATGTTGCTATTCACGTACAACTGAAAGGGAGTCTGTCTACTCAAATCTACCATTGCAGCGCAGAAGAAAAAGACTGGATGATAATGGCTTTGAGGTTTGCGTGTACGGCTCAGGAGTGGGAAAAATGAATGATTGTGCAATCACGCAGATATGACAGTGGCAATGATGCTCTGTGGCGGGGCTGTTCGCATGACGCGCGAAGAGTGTAAACGCCGGTTACGCGCCCTGATCGCCATGCCGGCGAAGGAGCGGCCGTTCTCGCTTGCGATTCTTGAGAAGGTAAGCGGAATCGGCCCCGGTCACTGGTGGCGATACGCCAAGGAATTCGATGGCATGTACCGGGAGACGTACCGCCGGCTCGATCGCGCGTTCACGCTGCTGGAAAACGGGCAGGTCGAAGCGCGTCGGGTAAGCAAGGCGCGCGGCACCTACGAGATTACCGTGTACGAGGATCCGTTGCCCGAGCAGACGATGCTGACGCGGATCAGGATGACGGACAAGGGGCCGGTGCTCGACTGGGTTGCCGTGAACAAGGCTGCCTTCCCGGTTTTGCCGGAAATCTTGAAGTAGCGTATCGTGCGCGCATGGTCGCAAAGGAATACCGCTGTCTCGCACACTCGCTGTCGTTCACATCGAACGACAAGCAGCCGCGTTGCCCGCACGGCTGCTCCACAATCGTCCGTGAGTTCCTGACCGCGCCCGCCCTGCGCTCCGAGCGCACGAAAATCTCCGACCGCGCGCTAGACCGCCTCGCCGCACGCTACCAACTGACCGACTTGTCGAACCGCAACGGCTCGGTGGGGGCATCAAGAAAGAACCCGAAGGGCATGGAAGCGTTCTGGCAGCCCATCCCGGCCGGGAACGTGTACGAAGTCGGCAAGGGAGAAGTCCCGCGCGAAGGCTCAGCAGGCGGCGCAACTGCCGCGCTCGCCGGCATGGGCATGACCGATACGGGCGGCGCAATCTCGGAACTGATGAAGGCGCTACCTCGGCCGCGTCCGCACGCCGTGGGGCATGAGCCTGGGTCGGCCAAGGACTTCGATTCAGCACTGGCGAGTGCGCCGTGAAGCTGCCGCGGCAGGATGCCCAAAGGCTCGACTTTTTCCAAGAGGTGTCGCGGGTGTGCATGTCCTCGCGCGCGACGCGATTGGAACAATACACTCTGAATAGGGCTTACTATTTCTACGGCACGGCCGATGGCGCGCCGTCGCCGTGGAATCTGCTGTATTCACACCTTGACACGGTGACTTCATTCCTCTACGCCAGCGACTCGACGCGGTTCAGCGTGACGATGGGAAGCCATGCCCCGAAGTCAGACCGCAAGCGCACCGGAGCCTTTGGCAAACTTGTCCAAGAAGAGTGGAAAAAGTCCAACGCCGACGTCATCATGCAGATGGCGATCCTGTGGGCGCTCGTGTACGACTCGACCCTCGTCAAGCACATCCGGCGCAGGAACGGCCGCGTGGACCCTTACGTGATCGACCCGGCGTGCTTTGGCGTGTACCGTGACGATGTGCCCATGCTTGACCGGCAGGAGGCGTTTGTCCACGTCTACTACATGACGAAATCGGACTTGGCGAAGCGCATCAGCCTGCACCCGAAGCGCGAGGACATCCTGAAAGCGGCCACGGACGCCTACACGAAAAAGGATACCGCGTCGTCAACCCCGCCGATGTTGGATCGCATCCTCCTGACTTCGGGCATTCCCGGCGAAGGCTTGCAAGGCTTGGTGGGCGAAGTGAACGTGAATATCGGAACGATTGCCGACTACGCCGCGCAGCTCGCCGTGCCTGTAATCGAGATGCAGGAAATCTACGTCTGGGACGACTCCCAAGACGATTATCAGGTCTGCACCATGGCGGGCGAGCAGGCGATCGTGTTCGACCGCAAGAACATCTTCCTGCCGCGGTCCAAGGACTTCGAAGGCGAGCACGGCTTTGTCCAGGTCTGCCCGAACCCGCTGCCAGACTATTTCTGGGGCCAGTCCGAAGTGTCGAAGCTGACGCCGATCCAGAACAAGCTCAATGATCGAATGCTCGATATCGAACGGCTAGAGCAAAAACAGGTCGATCCGCCTTCGGCCTGGGGCGGCATGGGGCTCCCCGACAAGATGGACGCATTCAACTCGCCCGGCGCGAACGTGGCAATCGGCGATCCCAACTTCCGCCGCGAGACTTTCGTGCCGAATATTCCCGAGCACATCTACGCCAGCCTCGCGCGCTATCAGGACTACATGGACACGGTATCGGGCCTATCGAACGTGGTGCAGGGCAGGGGCGAATCGGGCGTGCGCTCGGCGGGGCACGCGGGCAAGCTCCTGACGGTCGGGACGGCGCGACCGAAAAAGCGCGCGATGATTATCGAGGATTCGCTCGATCAGTCGGCGACGCTGTTCGGGAAATGCCTGTACGTGGGAACGACCGAGGAACTGTACGACGAGAACGACGTGCCGTTCATACCGGCGGAAATGTCGCCTAACTTCACTGTCGGCGTGGACGCGCACAGCAATTCACCCATATTTATGGAAAGCAGCCAATTGCTGAGCGACCGGCTGTTGAAAGCCAGAGCCATTACGCGCAAGCGGTACGTGATCCTCAACGCGCCACCGGACGAGGCGGCAATCCTGCGCGAGCTTGAGGAAGTGATCGAACCGGCGGAGGCCAAGGCCGCGCAGCAGAAAATGGCGATGGAGGCGCAGAAAGGGGTTGCCAAGCCGCCGCTTGCGAGCGTAAAGTGAAGTCCGCACGATAAAGTGCGCGGATTGAAACTAGTAGGGGCGGTCCATCACTCACCATGGAGGCTCAAATGGCTCGACGCAGAGGCCGGCGCGGCAGGCGCTAAGGCGAAAGCCTTGATACGGAAAAGCCCGGTGCTCAGACCGGGCTTTTTCATTCCCCCTTGACGAAACAGTGATTTAGGCACAGCATTCCGTCCGAACGGGCACCGTGGGCAGCGGTTCACCGTTAAACCGGACGAAAGAACCCGCGTAATGCCTCTGCCCGATTCCGCTGCACCCTCACCCTCTCCAGGCGCTGGCGGTTCCGCTACCGGCCCAGGCTCAGGCGGTCCGGGCAGTGCGCCGATGGCGACACCGCAGCCGCAGGAAGGCATCCAGAAAGCAGCCCGCGTGCAGATTCAGGTGGCGAGCGAAATGCTCCAGCGCGAGCTGCCGCACTTTCCCCTCGACAGCCCCGAGTTTGACGCCGTGAGCAAGGCGCTCGCCACGCTCTCCAAGGCGTTCGGCAAGTCGAAAGACGAAGACCGGCGCCTCTTCCCCGCCGAGATCATGAACATGCTCGGCGCCGTCAAGCCGCCGGGCATGGGCGCACCGCCCGGCCCCGGCGCAGGCTCACCCGCACCACAACCCGCACCAGCTTGAGGGCGAACAGTGGAAAACCAACACCGAAAGATCGCCGGCTACCGCGAACTCACGCAAGAGGACATCGACGCCATGAACGTCGTGAAGAAAAAGGGCAAGGAATTGGGCGAGCTAGTGGCCACCATGCGCAAAAATGTGAACTTCGACCAGCGTTGGGTGAGCATCGGCGCGACCGATTTACAGACCGGACTGATGGCGCTCACGCGCGCCGTGGCCAAGCCGGAATTTTTCTAATCTTGAAGGAGAATCATCATGCCCGAGCAACCAGGAATAGGCGTCAGACCGAGCGGACGCGGCATCCGCGACCCGTTGACCAACGCGCAGAACAACGGGCGGGTGGTGAATCCGCCGCGATACCCGGTTTTCGGAGGGTTTTCGTCGGCTACCAAGGCGTTTTTCAAGAACGCTCTTAACATCGTCAAACCCGGTTCAAGCGTCAAGTAGGAGCAAACCATGACCATCGAAATAAAGAACTCGGGGCCTGAAATCGCTGCGGTGCTGATCGGCGACCCGAAAGAACCGTCCGAAGTGAAGGTGCTGCAAAACGGCGAAACGTACCATTCAACCGCCTCGACCTTGACCGTGGTCGACGACAGCTATCCAGGCCTGAAAGACCGGCGCGCGAAAGATCAGGCGTTCGCCGGCCGGCGCAAGGCCGATCCGAACGTCGATCAGCGGCAGCTCAAGAAAGCGAAGCCGGCGGCGGATAAACCTGCCGAGCAGCAAGGCAAGGCAGTCGTCAGGTGAACGACGAACGCCCAGACTCGGACAAGCACGCGGAAGCCGACGCGGCCGGCGTGGTCAGTCACACGTCGCAGGGGCAGCCGATTCCAGCCGATGCGCGCTTAGCGATGGCGCGGCGCAGTGAAGTTCACGACTTCGCCAATGCGCGCGCGCAGACCTTGGCGGCGAACGACGATCCGACCCCAATTCCGCCAGCAGCATAGGAGCTAGATCGTGCCCCCACTCGAGGGAAAAACCGACGACGAAATCCGCGCACTCGCGGCCCTGGCCGACGACGTGCTCTCCAAGCCCGACACCGCGGGCGTGTTTCAAAGGTTGGTCAAAAAAAACAACCCGAACATCTCCATGCCGATTGTCGAACTGGAGGACAAGACCGTGGCCGCGCTCTCGGCGCGCGACAAGCGCATTGAGGAACTGGAGAAGCGCGGGCAGATGTCCGACGCCGAGCGCGAAGCGAGCAACCTCTACGAGAACTTGCGCGATGCCGGGCACGTCAGCACGCGCACTTCATTCTCCGACCTCGTGAAGTGGGCAAGCGAGAACGGCTTCATGACGACGCAGACCGGGCTGACCAAGGCCGCGATGCAACGCGCAATCGAGCAGGAAGCAGCCGAGCCCACGCCGTCGACCTCGCACCAGCAAGGCTTTGAACTCGGCCAGGGCGATCTTGGCAAGGCGTTCATGAAAGACCCGATCGGGACGGCGCGCGCGCAGGCAATGGCGGCGATGGACGACATTCGGAAAGAACGGGCGAAGGCGGCACGCACGCATTGAACAGTTTCTAATCGGGGCGGATTAGGAGAAAGACGATGACCAAGATTTCGAGAGCGTTGATGACCGCCCTGTTGTGGCTGTTCGAGCCCCTGTACTTCAAGCTCACTGAGTACATGCAGGGGGCGGGGCTCATGCCTTCGGTGGTATTCGGCAGCGGCATCGTCCCGAATCAATTCCCGATAGGGCAAGAACTCAGCCTAATCACACGTAGGGCCTATGTCCCCAAGCTAGTCGTCCAAATCTACAACAACTCGCCCACAATGGCGTCTCTCCTAGCAGGCGCGCAGCCCGCCTACGGTGGCGTCAGTTCGATCAGCGTTCCGGTGCAGGGTGCGCCGTTTGTCACCGGGCAATGGTCAGGCTATGACGGCGCGTTCAACCAGCCGTCCGACTTGCAGGGCGCGTTCCTCTTCGAAGCGAACCTGAAACTTTTCATCGTGCCGATTCCGTTCCTCGGAATGGAAGGCATCCTGCAACTCGATCACGCGATCATTCCGAAGATCGAGGCGAAGATGAACGACGCGGGGAACGTCGTCATGGACGTGTTCTCGACCGCGCTATTCAACAACACGACGAACTTGCAGGCGTTGATCGGCTTCCCCGGCGCAATTGACGACGGCACCAACATGGTGACCTACGGCAACATCAACCGCACGCAGAATGTGTGGTGGCAGTCGAAGGTGTACGCCGCGACCGGCAACCCGACGCGGCAAGCGCTCCTGCAGTACATCGCGGGCACGGCGAAGAACGGCGGCGAGAAACCGAGCTTCGGCGTGTGCGGCTTTGGCACCTGGGCGCTGCTCGCGCAGGACTATCAGGGCCAAGAGCAGTACGTCATCACGCCGGGCACCGGGTTCGACGGTTCAGGCGACGGGCCGCGCTCCGGGTTCGATGCGCTCATGGTGTGCGGCGTTCCGATCTACGCTGACCAGTACTGCCCCGAAGGCATCGTGTACTTGCAGAATTCGAACTACATCAACCTGTATGTGCATGTGATGGGTTCTTTTGCGTTCACAGGTTTTGAAAGTACCATCAGTAATTTCCAACTCGGCTACGTCGGCGCTCTGGTGTGCATCCTGGAGCTTGCCAACGTGAAACCGAAAGCATCGACACGAATCAGCGGCTTCAATTCGTTAACCCTTTGAACCGACCCTCAAGGAGAACATCATGGGTGTAAATCGCATGGGGGCCGGCGCCTACGACCAAGGCCACACGCCGCTGCCAATCAACCTGACCTCGGGGCAGTTGTTCATGATCCCCTCGGGGCAGTATCAGGTCCTGCCGGGCCTGTACACGTTCTTGCAATGGTGGGACGCGGCGACGCAAGTGTGGCGCGTGCTGACGACGCCTGCGCAGTCGGCGGGCGCGATCGTATCGAGCGACGGCGCAAACTGGCGGCTGGCGAACCTGACCGGGACGATGGTTGGGGCGTCGCTGACGACTGCGGGAACGGGCCTGACCAACGGCATCTATCCTGCTGGCACGGGGAACGGCACGGCGGCGAGCCCGACCATTACGATGTCCGCCGCCGGCGGCTCGATTGTCGCAACGGTGAATG